CGTCCAGAACGCTCCAAGTGCTCATCGTCGACGCTCGCAACGTCTACGTAGGGACCTTTGTCGGACGCTGGAGGTTTGAATCTCCAGTCCGACCAGGGTGTCCTGCTGAGACACTTGAGTAGGGCACCGCTCCCCTCCAAAGGATCAGGAGGGGATTCGGCCATCACTTTGTAGCCCCTGGTTAGAGGGCTATGATGGTATGGATCCAAGCGCTGGAATTGATAACCCAGCGCCGATTCCCTGCCCACCAAAGGCGATCGTGGAGACACGTTCGGATAAACTCCTTTTAGGAGCCTCCGAAGATAGTCATCCATAAATGCTGCCGACTTCCAGAAGCCATTCCAATAGAAATGGTTCCTGAGAGCGGATGCAGCAACGATGCCTTCCGCGTCCTGCTGCCGTGTTGGGAGTACGCGACGGACCTTGACGATACTTACGTCGTGGCCGTCGTAGTATTCCTTTCCGCAAGACTCTCTGAACCTTCCGGTCCAGTAAGACTTGCTCACGTTTACCCGGTGCCCAAAAGCATCGAGTTCGTGAACGACAGACAGCACATAGTCTCTGGGAACGATTAGATCGTCCCCAAAGACGCGCACCTGCTCGGAAAACTGTTTGACAACCAGCTTCCGAGAAAGCGGAGTACTCAACTCCCTTTCTATCCCCAAGAAGATCACGGTCAGGAAGACCATGGCCTCAAAGGGGAAGCAGAGAGCTGAACCCATAGGCGCGAACTTGGCCAGGCGTATTACGCCATGACCAGGCACATCAGCCTTCCGGGATCTGCAGGCTTGGACCGCCCCTAGCAAATGGGGGAAGTCCTCCAGCATTGCCCGTACATGCTGATTCGAGACACGATCGGACGCCTCACTAAGATCTAGTGTGGCTAGGTCACCGCTGAGTGACCCTCGATGAGCCATTTCCCTATTCGGGTCTTGGTCATCTAGACCGATAACGCGTGAGAGGAAACCATCCTCCCGTATCGCGCTTCGTAGTCCTTGCCTCAGAGCCTGCTGCGCATATTGCATCGCAGTCGGCTCCATAGCAATGACACGAGGTGTCTTGAGCGTTTTAGGTACCGCGATCACCCTCACGGGGACCTCGGCACCGGGTTCGAGGAACGTGAGTTTCCCATCCAGGTCCGGTTTGAAACCGGGATTCGGGATGAGAAAAGACTCGGCCGGAAAGAAAGGCTCGAGTCTAGAGGGCCAGGTTCGCTGATTCCACTTTCCATTGCTGGAAAGTTTGTCAGCGACAGCGCCTGGTCCATGCTGGCCTCGGAGCCGCATCCAGTAGACATCTCTGTCTACTTTTGCGAATACATCCGAGAATAGCATTGCAGACATCCGTTTGAAATCCTCGAGGTACTGAGGATCCAAACGTGCATCTGCATCTCTCACTTCCTGCTCACACTGAACAAATTCAGACATCGCCAGCCTCTCACGGGCAGCACTGACAACCTTTCGGTTTGAAGTGCTACCGAGAACTCCTTCACGGGAGTCCTCAGGGAGGGCGGTCTTGCTGAACATGAGTGTTAACTCACGTAAAGCAATGATTGCTTCGATGTCCGGATTGTCCAGGAGCGCACCGCTA